TATTAGCAGCAAGTATATTTTCTTAAGGAGAAAACAATGGCAATTGATTACACATCACTACTAACCGCAGAGCAGAAGCAGAACATCCTCAATCAGAGGATTTCACAGTTTGCTGCAGAAGCATGGCAACATGAACTGAACAAGCAGACTTGCACAGTTTTGGCAGACGAGGCTGGCGTTGCGTCTTCAGATGCAGCGTTGGCAACTCTCGAAGCCGCAATTGGCGTGCATCAGGCTGAACTGTCGGCTTTGGGTAACGAGTAGATATAACTATATGGCAACATTTAGCAAGAACATTCTCAGCGGTTCAACCGATGGTAGGGGAATCCTTGTGGCAGCAACTGCTACAGCCGGAACCCTTATTCATACTGGTCCTACCGTTGTGACCTCATTTGATGAAATTTGGATGTACGCACAGAACACATCTGCTTCAGGGGTAAAACTTACTGTTGAGTGGGGCGGTGTGACTGCACCTAACGACCACATTGAATTCACAGTTCCTGCAGAATCAGGTTTGTATCTGATTGCACCGGGTCTGGTTATCAAGGGGAATGCCACTGCGCTTGTTGTTCGTGCTTTTGCAGCGACAGCAAGCGTTTTGACAATTCACGGCTACGTAAACAAAATAGTTTAAGGGCTTTATGCCATCACGTAATCGCAATACTCAGGGGGGCAAGTCAGTAGTTTTTGACATTGCCCCACGGAGTTCTAGGGCGAATACGGGGCAGGTGCATACCAATTGGGTTCGTGTTTTGGATACTCCAGTTCTTAGTACGGCAACATCTGTTAGCGGTGGTTTTACCTTTACGATAACGAACTATTCGGCATCGGCTGGTTACATCCTTTCGACTACGGCTGGTTCTGTTTCACGAAGTGGTGCAACGGTTACACAATCTGGTTTGGGTTATAGTGTTTCTGCAACTGTGTCTGTGACTGCAACGGAAAGCAATTTTCCTAATAGTGCTGTAGCAACTAGGGCTGGCACTTCTGCTGCTTGTGTTCCTGCTGGATGTACACCACCGGGTTGCACTTTGACCACGAGCACGAGTCAGGGTGCTTTGTTTGGTGGTTGTGGGGCACCGGGTTGTCTAAGTGGATGCTTGTACTACACAAGAACCACTTATACTTATACGGCTAACTATTGTGTTGATAACTGTGGAAACGTTATATACGGTAGTTGCCCAGCAGACTATTTTGTAGATAGCACCCCATACATTTGCGCTTAGCAAGGAGTAAAAAATGACAGAGAGTACACCCGTAAGTTGGTTTGCAGTAGTTGTGGACAACGAATTAGCACATTTACACTCAGTTGAAAATCAACTAGAGGGTGCTGTTGCTGCTTTTAGTTCGAATCCAACTATAGTTCCAATTAGCCAAGAAGATTTTGACAGAATTATTGCTGTCAATATGCCGTATGGTTCCGTGACTTATGATGGAACAGGTTTTATTGTTCCTGAATGAACGCATGGCAGGAATATAAAAAGCGATTGGGTGATACACGCCCTTGGGACGTGTTGAACCCAAACACGCCAAAGGCTGATGATGAAACATCAGATTACCGAATGTCTTTATGTAGGAAATGTCCAGAACTGATTAATGCAACAAAGCAATGTAAACAATGTGGTTGCATTATGACAGCAAAAGTTAAGTTAGAAACGGCAACATGCCCAATAGGAAAGTGGTAATTATGAAAAAGGTAAAAGACTTTATCTACAACAACCCGGTACGAGTTGCAGCATTTGTTTCATCTGCTGTAGCCATCATTGTTGCTTTTGTTGTGCCAGAAGCACCAACAGAGCCAGCAATCGCTTTTGTGCTTTCAGCACTTGGCTTGGGTGAATTCGCTCAACGTGCAGAGAACAAGAAAACCGACGAAGCATTGTTCACGGAGATTCCTGAGTAAATAATGGAACTAACAGACCTTCTCAACGAGAAGGAATGGCGTAAGTGCAAAGGTGCCGAAGGTGCTACAACCGAGGAATTGGTTGAAGCATTTACACATTTCTGTGCAACTCATTGGATGATTCGCCACCCTGAACGTGGTCGAATCAAATTTGAGTTACGAGAAGCCCAACAGAAAACTGTTGAGGTTTGGATTGATTCTCGTTACAGCATTGTGCTGAAGGCACGACAGATTGGGTTCTCTACTCTGGCTGCTGCATTCACATTCTGGGAAACATTCTTTTGGCCCGACAGGTTTACGGTCATGCTTTCCCGTACTGAACGTGAAGCATCAAAGTTGCTACAGAAGACCAAGTATGGCTACAAGATGATGCCTGCGTGGATGCGTGTGCGTGGACCAGACCTACTCTCAGACAACCAGTTGAAGATGGTGTTTTCTAATGACTCGGCAATTGAGTCTTTGCCATCTGGTAATGACCCTGCTCGTGGTGAATCCGTGTACCGAGTTATCATTGACGAAATGGCGTTCTTGCCCAACGCTGAAGAAGCGTGGGCATCTATTGAACCTATTGCTGACGTTGGTGGTCGTGTTATCTGTCTGAGTACAGCCAATGGTGAAGGTAATATCTTCCATCAGTTATGGGTTGGTTCTCAGACTGGCACAAACCGATTTACTGGGGTGTTCTTTCCGTGGTCTGCTGGAGACCGTGATGAGGCTTGGTATGAGGCTAAGAAACGTGACCTACCAGACTGGCAGTTGGCTCAGGAGTATCCGGACAACGCCGAGGAAGCCTTTATCCGTTCCGGTCGACCCGTGTTTGACCTTGACGCTTTGAGGGCTATTGAACTCATTGAACCTGAACGTGGTTATCTGAAAAACGAGATGGGAAAGAATAACTACACATTTATTGCAGATGGTGGTGGATTGGCAATTTGGGAGTTTCCAGACAGGCAAAAGATTTATGTTATTGGGGCTGACGTTGCAGAAGGGCTAGGGCATGGTGACTATAGTTCCGCTCATGTAATTTGCGCCAACACAGGAAATCTTGTTGCCCATTGGCATGGGCATGTTGACCCAGATGTTTTTGGCGAAGAAACACTCAGGGCTTTGGGTTATTACTACAATCATGCTTTGATTGGAGTTGAATCAAATAACCACGGTCTTACAACGATTAAAGGCTTGCAACGAATTGGGTACAGAAACCTATATCGTCAAAGAAAAATGAATAGTCGGAATCCACAGATTAGTGACACTATGGGGTGGAGAACCACCTCTGTTTCTAAGCCTTTAGCAATTGACGAACTAAACGCTGCAATCCGTGATGAAAGCGTTTATGTTCACGACAAGAACTCTATTGCCGAATTGAGAACTTTTATCCGTGAATCAAACGGCAAAATGCATGGTTCACCTCATGACGACCGTGTCATGTCTTTGGCAATTACTAACCAGATGCTCAAATATGTTTGGTTGCCTGAATACAGGGTTGATGCAGAACCGGTACGAAATACTCTGGGCTGGTGGGAAAGGTTCCTTATTCATGAAAAACAGGAACCAAAAACCCCAATTGGAGCCTTTAATGTACGAGAGTAACGAATTGGGTTTATAGTTATGAAAGAATTCCGCTGTTTAGAGTGTTTGACGACTTTTGAGTCAGATGAACTACCACGTCGTGGCTCTATTTGCTTTAAGTGCCACATTAAGTCGGTTCGTCTTGGGTTTACCTACGGGCAGGATGACTTCCACGGTCCAACCGTAAAGGAGCGGGCTGACGAACAGGTTCGTGTAGCCAAAGAAGCAGGTATTACAGCCGAACCCATAGGAAGTCGCTGGGTTTAATGTGGATTCGGTTTGGGTACCTTTGGCGGTCGCAGTCATCACGGGTCCTGTTGTGGTGGTACTTCAGAAGTTACGAAAAGAAAACACCGACCAACACGCTGAAGGAAGAATCCTGCTAAAGACAATAGGCAACAAGGTTGACAAAATCGGAAGCAAACTTGACCACCACATTGGATGGCATGAGGGACAAGAGGAACAATAATGGCACGCACAGCAAATAGTGAAATACTCAAGCAGTACCGTGACAAGTTGGAACAGTCACGTCGTTGGCGCCATGAAGAAGCACATGACGAAGTTTGGCGACGCATGATTGACATGTATCGTGGAAAGCAGTACAAGGGTGTTTCAGAGGAAGACCGTTTGTTGGTAAACATTGCTTTTGCAACAATCAACGTTGTCTCACCATCTGTTTCGATTAACTACCCAAAGATTTCAGTTAATGCTCGTCGCTATGAAGATAGCGACAAGGCTGTTGTTACTGAAGCAATTATCAACTATTGGTGGAAACATTTCGATTGTCAGAAGGAACTACGTCGTGCAGTAAAAGATATGCTGATTTGTGGTCATGGTTGGATTAAGACCGGATATCGATTTATTGAAGAAGAACAAGTCGCAGATGAAGTGATTCCAAACTTTGACAACTTTGACGAATTAGCAGAAGACCGTGTTGAGTCGGCTGTTGAGTCAAATATGATTATCAAGGAAGACCGCCCATTCGTTGAGCGTGTTTCAATGTTTGATATCTTTGTTGACCCAGATGCGACAAACATGCATGACATTAAATGGATTGCACAACGTATTCGTCGCCCTTTACTGGAAGTAAAGAAAGATAAGCGTTATAACTCCACAGCCCGTAAAGAGGCTTCACCATCGCATTATTCAAAGTATGGTCAAGATGGCTATTCACCTCGTCGTTCAAGCGACCCAAGTGACTCTTATGTGGAAATCTGGGAATGGTACGACATTGACAGAAACACCATGTCGGTGTTCTGTGATGGCACAGATAAGTTTTTAGTCCCACCAACAAAGATTCCGTTTGCTTATGGTCATCCATTTGTCATGATTCGCAACTATGACATTCCTGAACACTTCTACCCAATGGGTGAACTAGAAGCAATTGAACCGTTGCAGCAGGAACTGAACCAGACACGTACACAGATGATGAATCACCGTAAACGGTTCTCACGTAAGTGGCTATACAAGGAATCAGCATTTGACGCTGATGGTCGTGCCGCCCTTGAATCCGATGAAGACAATGTGATGGTTCCTGTGATTTCAGATGAAAGCATTTCAAACGTTGTCGGACCAATGCCAGCAGTAATCAGCCCACCAGAGTTCTATAACCAATCGAACCTTATATCTGGCGACATTGACCGTGTATCCGGCGTGTCTGAGTATCAGCGTGGTGGAATGCCAGAAATCAGGCGCACAGCGACTGAGGCTGGCATTATTCAGGATAATGCCAATGCTCGCTCGTCTGAGAAACTGGCAATCATTGAACTCAGTATCGCTGAGATTGCCAAGCGTCTAATTATGCTTGCTCAGCAGTATCTCACGGGTGAACAGGCTGTAAGAATCCAAGGTTCAGAGGCTGAACCGCTTTGGTTGGAATTTGATAGAGATTACATCAAGGGTGAGTTTGACTTTGAAGTAGAGGGTGGTTCAACTCAGCCAGTTAACGAGTCGTTCCGTCGCCAGATGGCGATGCAGGTGGTTGACGCAATGGCACCGTTTGCTTCTGCAGGAATTATTGACATGGCTAAGTTGGCTAATTATGTATTGCAGTATGGTTTTGGTATCCGTTCTGCTGCTTCATTTATTGTGCAGCCACAAATGCCCGCACAACCCGTGACCCCACAAGGCGTTTTGCCACCTGAGGCAATGCCACCAGAGGGTGGAATGCCTCCAGAGGGGATGATGCCACAGGGCATGCCACCAGAAGGAATGCCTTCTGATGCCGGAGTAGAACAAATGGGTGGGGGTTCGTTGCCACCAGAAATCTTGGCGTTATTAGCACAGCAAGGTGGAATGCCGCCAAGTATGTAACGAATAAACCCTATCAATAGAGCAACCCACGGAGGACTCTTAAATGAGCGATATAAATAGCAATGAAGTCACAGCAGAAGAGACCCTAGTAGAACTAGGACAATCTCAGGAAGTTGCGGATGTAGTTGATGCCTTAACCGAGGAGCAAATTGAATTGCTTCCTGTTGACGAGTTCGGAGACAAGTATGTTTCTGTTCAAGTTGATGGTGAAGAAATCAGTGTGTCACTCAAAGAGGCGCTTTCTGGATACCAGCGTCAGGCGGACTATACCCGCAAGACGCAGGAACTCAGTGAGCAAAGGAGACAGGTACAGTTTGGGACCGCTCTGCAGGAAGCCTTGCAGAACGACCCTCAGGGTACTTTAAGTCTGCTTTCACAGCATTACGGTGTAGTACAGACACCTTCCGAAGAGGAAGACCTGTGGCAAGACCCTGTTGAAAAGCAGTACCGACAACTGGAACAACGTATTCAGGCTTTTGAACAAGATAAAGCATTGAGTGAGTTGGAACGGAAGGTTCAGTCTCTTCAAAATCGATATGGAGAAGATTTTGATGCTAATGAAGTTGTAGCCAAGGCGCTAGCCACGGGTTCAACCGATTTGGAATCTGTCTACAAGCAAATTGCGTTTGACCGTCTTTATGACCAATCACTTTCTGCTCGCAAGCAAATTGCCAAGCGAGATGAAGAGAAGGTGAAAGTCACAGAGGCGAAGCGTCAAGCGGGAGTTGTTTCTAGTGGTGCAACATCAAAGTCTGCAGATGTATCAGCAAAACCAATCACATCATTGCGAGATGCTTTTGAAGCCGCCAAACGGCAACTAAGCGTTTAGCGTTCTATTTAAGGAGAAACCATTATGGCAACACCAGCCAACAGCAACTTTGACCAGTTGCTCTCAACCACCCTTGCGAACTACCGTTCGCAACTAACCGACAACGTGTTTACCGCACGTCCCTTGACCTACAAGTTGATGGACAACGGTCGCATTCGTATGCTTAACGGCGGTACGAAGATTGTTGAACCACTCATCTACGGCACGAACACAACTGTTGCTTCATACAGCGGTTACGATTCGCTGTCATTGACCCCACAGGAAGGCATTTCGGCTGCTGAGTACGAATGGAAGCAGTATGCTGCATCCATCGCAATCAGCGGTATTGAAGAAGCCAAGAACAACGGTGAACAAGAAATCATCAACTTGCTCGAAGCGAAAATCATGCAGGCTGAAGAGTCAATGCGTGAGTCGTTCAACCAGATGTTCTTTGCTGACGGAACTGGCAACAGCGGAAAAGACTGGAACGGCCTTGGCAACTTGGTTGAGTCCGGTAACAACGTTGGTGGAATCAACTCAGCAACAGCAGGCAACGAGTTCTGGCGTTCAAAGGAAGAGAACACAGCAACGGCATTGACCCTTGCTCAGATGTCCTCAATCTACAACAGCGTTTCGGTTGGTAATGACCACCCAGACACCCTGTTGACAACTCAGGCTTTGTTCGAGAAGTACGAGTCATTGTTGCAACCACAGTTGCGTTACACCGACACCAAGACCGCAGATGCTGGATTCCAGAACCTGTTGTTCAAGGCTGCTCCTGTAATGTACGACGTGCATTGCACCGCTGGCGTGTTCTACTTCCTCAACACGAAGTACCTCACCTTGGTTGGTCACAGCAACAAGTGGTTCGCTCAGACGGACTTCATCAAGCCAGAAGACACAGATGCTCGCTATGCGCTCATCATGTGCTACGGCAACTTGACCTGTCGCAACCGTGCGAAGCAGGGCAAACTCACGGCAAAGACCGCCTAAGACCACTAACTAACAAGGAGAAAATGAAATGCCACTATTAGCAAATAACGACGATGGTGCTCTTACCCGTAAGCGCATCGAAGCATGGGCAGCAAAAGAAGAGCGAGTAACTGTAGTCGCAGCAACTGATGCTGCAACCGTACAGTCAGCAGCAACTCTTGCTGGTGCAGGACAGGTTGTTTACACAATGACCCCAACTGCAAGCCGTACCTTGACCACACCAACAGGTGCGGAACTTGGTGCAGCGTTCGTAGACGAGGTTATCGGTTCAAGTTTCCGATTCACCGTTGTGAACGCAGCAGCAGCAACTCACCCAGTTGTTGTAACCGCTGGTGCTTCTGGAGTAACACTTGTTGGTGTTGCGGCAACCTTCTCGGTTGCAGCAGCATCATCAGCATCGTATGTTGCAGTATTTACTGCAGCAAACACGGTATCAATCTACCGAGCATAAGTAATTGAATCGGGGGGTGGGCAGAAACCCACTCCCCTTTTCAAAAGGAGCAATAATGCCTTACAAGTATTCAATTCTTTCTAGCCATTCGGATGCAACTCCACCAAAGCCAACAAAAAGTGGTGCTGGTTATCTAAAGAATGCTGCAAAATCTCGTGCTGGCGATTTATCCGGTAGAGGAAGACTTGTTGACAATGCATCAGACCCGTTTGGTTCATCAAACTATGCGGGTAATGGTCGTGTTAATCAACGAGCAAAAAGTAAATCAAAAATAAAAAACATCAAAAAGGGAGCAAAGTAATGCCAATGTACCGTGAAGGTGAATACGCAGCAGGCGCAACAACCCGCAAGGGCAATGTGAAAAAGGCTGCAAAAACTGTTAACAAGGCTCTTGCCAAGTCGGCAGCAGCAAAAAAGAAGAAGAAGGCAGTATCCGTTCCAGCACAGAACCGTCGTCAGGAAGACATGGGAGTCAAGTCACGTGGCTCCAAGTCAACACGCCCTGAAGACATGGGTCGTCGTCGGAACAAGTAGTTAGTCACATACCCCCACCGAAAGGTGGGGGATATGTAACAAATTGGGGTAGTTGTATATGAAAAACGCCGTACCTGCCCAATCGTATTACGGAACACCAGTATCTGGTCTCCGCCTAGCCCCGACAGCGGGAGCAAAGATTGCTTCTCCATCTGCTCCATATGTTGGTCGCAACCGTTGTACAGCCAATGAGGACACCTGTGAGGGTCCCAAGGCTAGAGGTACGGATTATTGCATCGGTCATCTGAGGTCACAAGGACAGTCTAAATGAGTATTACCTTGTCAACTCTTCGCACCCAAGTGCGGTCTATGGCTGACTTGGATGAGGTGGATTTGCCGAACACTATTATTGACCAGTTTGCTCGTGAGGGTTTTCAACGCATTTATTCTCTTGAGCGTAGGTGGCCATATCTGCAGAGCAGTTATTCGTTTAACACTATTGTTAATAAACGTGAATACGAAATATCTTCAATTGGTGACATTCGAGAGATAATTTCCGTACTTGATTCAAGCACATCAGGTAATCGTCTCACCCTAATTGACTACAACCAAGCAGAAGACATTTGGCTCGGTAATACAGATGTTCCTTCACGACCATACTTTTATTCTTTTTGGAATAAGAAGATTCAGTTGTGGGCTAAGCCGGATGCGATATATCCAATTACTGTTCGTGCTTTTAGGAATCCAGTTTACACTTGGCTTGATGACGTATCTGAAGATATTGACATTGATGAATGGTTTCATGCTTTACTTCCTTATTTTGTGCTAGCCCGTGTGTATCAACGTCAAGAAGATGCACAGTTATCTCAGATGTACATGAACTCTTTTGAGGAAGGCGTAGCCTTGGCTCGCCGTGATTTGATGAAAGCATCAAGTGCACAGCCTGTGATTATGTCTGCTGGTCGCCAGTATCCAACTATGCGTCGCTGGTTGCAGACGCTTGGAGGGACTCTTGGGCAATGAGCAATGTATCCGTTGAACGCTACGACGACTTTACTGGTGGTCTAAACCTTCGGGCTGACCAGTTTCAGTTGGCTCGTAATGAGTCACCCGATATGTTGAATGTTGAGGTTGACCCTCGTGGTGGTTTGTTTACTCGTGGTGGTATGCGTGAAATTAACAGTACCGCCATTAGCGGTACGTGGGCGCCTCATAAGTTGTATTCGTTTCCGGGTGCTACACCACATTTAATGTTATCTAACGGCACAAAGACATATAAGTCAACTGGTGGAAACTTTACCACCTTGCAGTATTCGTCTGGTAATGATGTGACTGCTTCTGCGACTCATGGTTCCTGTATGGCTACTTGGGGTAGAACTCTGTATTTGACTACTGGTACTGCTGGTAGTGGTGGTTATTCTTGGGTAACTACAGATACGTATGCTACTGCGTTGACCGCTTCTGGTGTTTCGCCTCATGCTTGGCAGGCTACAGAAGACCCAACTGCACACAAAATGCCAACAGCAGAGCACATTATTATTCATGCAAACAAGATGGTTGTTGCGAATACAACCGAGGATGGCGTTCGTTATCCAAACCGTGTGCGCTGGTCGTTGGAGTCCGTACCCGATAACTGGAACCAAGACCATTCCATAGATTTCGAAGGTGGTGGCGACGGTATTACTGCATTGGCTGTGGTGTCAGGTCAACTTGTTGTATTCAAACCAACCGCCATTTATGTTGTTTATGGTTATGACTATGCAGACTTTCAGGTTGTTCAATTATCTCCACAACTTGGTGCTTTAATGCATGAGCATATCGCTGTTGCACCTAATGGTGTTTATTTCTTTGCTCACCCGCAGGGATTGTATTTTTATAATGGAACACAATTAATTGATGTGTTTACTAACTTGAAGTCAATGTATCCGGATGGATACATTAACTCAACTGCTGATGACCAGATTTCTGTGTCTTATGCAAATGACAAAGTTTGGCTGTCAATGCCGTTTTCTAAAACCACCTCTGTTGATTACCCTGCTGCATGTTTTGTTTATGACCCGACTATTAATAATGGTTCTTGGACTTCATTTCAAACATCAGATGGATATGCGCCAATTGGTGGAACCGATTGGACAAACTCTTTAGGTGAATCTAAACCATTTATGATTCACCCAAATATTCCTCGTGTTCTTGAGGTTGATGTGTATTCAGAAGAGAAAGATTTACTTGCTGGAGTCGAAACTCCTTTTGTTTCCTACTACCGTACCGGATGGGTTGACGGTCGTTCTTATTCAATGAAAAAAATGTTTCGCAGACCAGACATTGTTGTCAAACAGGTTGACACAGCAAGAACAATTAACGTCAAGGTGTTTCATAATTTTGAGGAAGCAAATGGAAACGAAAGAAAAACGTTTAATATTTCTCTTGATTCAAGTGCATCTGGAATGAACTGGGGTTCTGGCTATTGGGGTTCTGGTATTTGGGGTGTTCAAGCCGAAGGAGCCCAAGTTGTAAGAGGCTCAAATCTTGGCTTGGCTCGTTCTGTTCAGTTGCTCTTTACCGGACCAATTGGGCTGTCATGGGGAATTGACAGTATTTCATACAAGTTTAATACACGAAAGGTGACTGGATAATGGCAATTATTATTCCGCATTCATTTATAAATGGAACTATCGCTGAAGCAACAGAAGTTAATGCGAACTTTAATGCAATAAAATCTTTTGTTGACGGACTTGCTGATGGTTCAAACATTGAATCATCTGCAATAGTTACATCAAAAATAAACAACTCTGCTATTACAACTGAAAAAATAAACAATGCAAACGTAACTTATGCAAAACTTGACTCAGTAGATGTGTTGGCAAACTTGGCATTTAATGACCAAATTCTTATTGGTGGACAGGTGTTTGGTTAATGAAATCTATTTCCATTCCAGTAATTAATACTTTGAAATCTTCGGATGCTACTGCAATCCGTGAGATTGCATTGTCTTTGATTATTGAGATTGAGGAATTGCATAAGAAATTTGATGACATGGAGGCTGCCCGTAAAAAGGCTTACGAGTCGAATCAGAGAAGGAAAAACCAATAATGGCATACGACGCAAGCGTTTACGAATCTCAACGTAGGGCTCTAACACAGAAGTATGGCGCTGATAGCGCTATGCAAGCGTACAGTCGTTTCCTCACGCAACAACGTGGTCAACGACAAGAGCAGGGTTTGAGCGAACAATACCGTAAGGCTTTTCCGCAGTTGATGAGTTCTTATGGTCGCCGTGGTTTGGCTGGACCCAATGTTAAGTCTGGAATTGTTCGTAGTGGTTTAAGCGAGTTGGCTAAAAAACAACTTGCTGATTACGGTGATTTGCAACAAGGTATGCAACAAGAGATGAGGCAATACGATTTGCAGGGCGCTATGCGTGAAGCAGATTTATACGGTGGGTTTGCCGATTTGGAGGCTCAGAAATCAAGACAAATAGCAGAGGATGCACAGATTCTGCTGGCTAGAAGGGCAGGTGCTTATTAATGGCTATTTATGGATATTCGGGTCGTGTTGCAAATGACAGTAGACCACCAGCAGATGATGCTATTGCGGAAATATTGTCTGGTATAAATATTCCGGGTTATGGAAATGTTAATGCTGCGGGTGGTGGAGCAGGAATGAAACCATCAGACCGTCTTGCTAATAAAAAGTTTCAGTATGAGATGGCTCAAGATGCTTCGGCAAGTCAACAGGCAGCAGCAAAACGAGATGCCCCTGTTAATTATTACAATAGCGGAGCATACCGT